TTATTATTCCAAATAAAAGTTTTAAATTCATTGGCAGTTCTGCTAGAATATATAGTAATTAGTTTATTTCTGATAAACTCTTCTAATTTAGCAATTATTAATGGTCTCGTCTTAGTTGAAGTAGTAAACCCTGGAACTGAATTATTCATATATTCCGCTTTAACATTATCTATATATTCATGAGTTCCTTTAACAGAATAATATAGATTTGGGTAGTTCTTTTGTTGTAGTTTTTCAAGTACAGAAATTCCTAAACTGTTATTTTCCACCACCAGTAAGCAATTACCAAATTCTCTACCCACTGAGTCTAAAATACTAGAGAAATCTTCTAGATTTGCTTTTCCTTGATATTCTCCTATAACTTCCATAGTTTCTAATTTTAATAAATGGAATACGGAAAAATCTGCTCCGTCTCCTCTGGCAACATCTGCAACCAATAAATAACTTGCAGAAGAATCATATTTCTCCCACAACCATAAATTTCTATCAAATCCAGTTTTATAATTTGGTTCTCTTGAACATTCTAATATTCTTTCCAAATCTTCAGAAGAAATAACTGTTTCACCAGAAGCATTAAAAGAACATTCTAACTCCTGCGCTATTTGTCTACGGGACATATTCCTGGTTTCTTTTTCAAACCATTTTAAATCTCTTTCCGGATGTACATCCCATAATAATTTAATTGTATGAAAATCATTAATATTTTGTTCAGCTTCTACGTATGTTTTGTGAAACCAATTACCAACGCCATTAGGAGTTGATAATGCTATGCATCGACCGCCTGTTGATAAAGTTGGATATAGACCGGTCCACAACTCTTCAAGTCCCTCAACGTGCGCTGCTTCGTCTATAACTAATAAAGATAATGCTTCTGAGCGGCCGGCGTCTCCTGATGTAGATGCGGCCTTAACTTCAGAACCATTAGAGAGAACAAATGAAGTTCTATTATCTATTTTAATATTTGCTATTCTCAGCCAAGGAGGAACATTTTGCATTATGTTTTTTACTTTTTTGACTAAGTTGGCAGCAGTAGCAAATTTAGTTGCAATAACTAAAACATTTTTATCGCGGTGGAATAACATCAACCACACTACATATGCAGCAGTCGTGGTTGATATACCTAATTGTCTCCCTTTTAAAATAATATTAAAACGATAATCTTTGAAATCTTGTATTACATCATCTTGAAAAGGGTAGGTTTTAAATGGTATAAGACCCTTCATAGGGTGAGAGATTTTACAATAATTATTTATAAAGTATGAAGGGTCTTTACCGCATTTAACAATTTCTTTTAAAATTTCTTCTCTAGATAGCGACATTAATCCTTACGCTTATCATTAGGAGCGCGACCTGTTCCACCCATTTCTAAAAATTTCTTAAAATTAGCATCTAGTCTTTCTGTCGATGGTTGTAATATTTCTTCTGAATCTACTCCACCAATGCTAAACATTTTATTTGCGGTTATAAAATGACGAATTCTTGATGTACTTTGGGCTAAGATATTTACTTCTTTTTCTGGTGTAAGAGTAAGTGCTGTTCCTGTTACTTTTTTATATTCTTTTTTGATAAATGAAGCAATATCAGTAATCATCTGGTCTATTTCAGTCTCAAAAGCATTTGCTCCATTGCCATGGATATCTTTTAACTGGATTTCTGCTTGATATGTAATGCACAATTTATTTCCCATAAATTTAACACCAAACCCATCCATTACTCTAGAATCAATTAATGGATTTCCTTCTTCTCTTTTAAGACCAATTTTAATAGGTTCACCTTTATCATCAAGCGCACCATCATATGAATTTGATATTACTTGTGATATTCCTTTTATAATTTCTAATGTTGTGGCCATTTAAATACTCCTACGATTTTGTTGGTCTCCAACCGGAAAGCCATCTTTCTTCTCTTCCGCCTTCTATCCATTTGATATAACAATTATAACAGCAGTCAAATTTGTTCATAAAAACATCATCTTTTATTTTAAAAGAGTATACTTCACAAACAGGGCAAATCCTTTTGGTGGTTTCTTTATTAAATAGTTTTTTAGAAACTAAAAAACCATCTTGCTCTATTTTATCATTCTTTTCATCTTGTATAAGTTCTTTTTCATATACTTCTTTAATCTGATTTAAATAATCTTTTTCTTTTTCATCATTCCAGTATTTTCTTGGGTTTTCTATCGCTTCTTCGCCATACTTATTTGCTATGGCTTGTTCAAATTTTGCTATATCATTTAAATCTAATTTTCTAGACATTATTTACTCGCTATATAATAACTTCCAAACCCAATACTAAAACCTACTGCTGTACTTATTACTATTGCAACTGGGAGATTTACTTTTGTTGTTTTAGATATCTTTTCTCTTAAAAGATCATTTTCATCTTGCAAAGCATTTAATTGAATTTCAAAACGATTTTTGTTTTCTTCAAATTGAATAAATAAAATATCTTGCTCTTTGAGCAAAGAAATTTGTAATTCACTTTTCTCAAATTCACACTTTTTTTTATATTCTAATTCAACAAACTCTTTAAATGTCAAAAGTTTTGCTGTTGCAATATCATCAAAACATATAGCATCATATGAAATTGTCCCGCCTTTGGGAATAAGAGAAAATCTTCCCTCGTCTCCAAAGGCGGGTTTTGTTAAGAATAAAGCTGCACTCAACAAAAATAATATTTTATTCATCCACATATTCAAAGCCAAATTCAGTTTGAATTTTTATAATAAGTTGTTGCGGATCATCTCTTCTCATTTTAACGATTTCTTTTTCATTAACAACTTTTTTCTTTTCTAATTCAATTATAAAATCATTCTTTTCTTTTTGAAGAATAGCCATATCCTTCTCATATTTTTTAATAACTTCGCTTATTCTTGATGCTTCGTTTTTGTAGCTTTCTATTAATGCTGTTTTTTCTTCTTGGTGAATTCTTTCTGTTTCATTTATGATTTTTAATAGATTTTTATGATCTTTTTGCCAAAAAAAACAATTTACAAGAAGTAAAGTAATAAGCGAAAGTTCCTTCCAGTGTTTTTTTAAAAAATTTAAAATATATATCATTATTCCTACTATTAATAACTTAAGTGGCGCGATGTTTACTGTCTTTAATCTCCACCCAACACCATATTTATTTCTTTATATTCACGCAGTCTGTCTTCAAGATCACCACGTCCACGTCCGCTGAGTAAAGTTTTAATTTGTTGTTTAATTTCTTCTGTTGTATTTGTGTCTTGTTCCATTATACTTCTTAATTCTTCTTTGATAATATTTCTTAACTGTTATTTTGTAATTTTGATTTTTTTCCTTTTTGATATAAAAAATTAAGAGGATTTCATCTTTGCGATAGAATCTACTACGGTTTGCCCTCCAATATAGAGAGCAGAAATCATGACCCAATCAGAACTCGTTAAAAACCCAAAAATTGCCAATCCTGTTGCTACTGACCAAACAAGCAATTTGCGTGAAACTATTTTTTCTAAACCTTTATCTAACATATTTTTAACAGACATATTTATTTCCCTATTATTTTAAAAACCTACCTAGGTGAAAATCTATATCAATTACACCTTGTTTAATAAGAGTAACAAGAATTTCTTTTGGTTCGATATCGGCATCAATAAGAATTTAGTCGATTTTGGTTCGGATTTCATCGTCTGAATCTACCGGGTCTTGTTCCGTTAAATTTGTCAATTCTTCCTTGATAATCTGTTTAAGTTGTGCCTTGGTGATTTTCATTTTTTTGGTTCCTTTAACGTAGATCGAGTGATTATATTCGCCGTCGTTGAACCTGAGCATAGTTCGAGTTGGTGATTCCTCCAACGTACTCTCTATCTCTTCCTTAATAATATTTTTTAACTGTGATTTTGTTATTTTCATGTTTTAAATAACTCCTCTTAATTTTTCAAAAAAAGACATCGCAATAGGCTTGCCTTCCTTGTACTTTAACCCTTTCATTTTTTCATAAGTCTCTTCAAAGGCAGAACGAATTTCTTCATTTTCAAGGGCAGCCGAAAGACGCTTCATCCTTCCTCCACCAGAGAGCATTTCCCATTCAGGGAATTCAATTCTTTGTCCCATCGTTATTACGGCCCATTTTTTAGAGTCGGTTTCTTCTACAAGCATTCCTTCCAACTCTTCCTTGATAATCTCTTTTAGTCTGGCCTTTGTTATTTTCATATATGAAACTCTCCCACATTCACAAAATAAATAGTTTATTGATTTATAAAAGCATAGTTATTTTTTTTGATTATATCAATATTTAAATCTGCCACATCTTTTAAAGAATCTAGATGTGAAATAAGTAGAATTGTTTTAAAATACCCTTTTATCATATCTAATAACTGTGTAAAAGCTTGTAAATGCTCTTCGTCTAATGCTGTTCCTGGTTCATCCAAAATCATAATATTACTAGTTGGCAAATTAGAGATAGATAAAAAGGCCAAACGAATTGCCATTGCAGCCATTGTTTTTTCAGCACCCGAAGCCATTGATAGAGGCCGCGGCTCGTGAGTAGGGTGTTTAATTGAAATCTCTAGATTTTTACCTTCTTCTTCAAAGAAAATTTCAAAATTAGTAAGGTTTGAAAGAATTTTTGCTATTTCTTCGTTGATTACTGGAAGTTTCTTACGAATAACTTCGTATGCTATGCCGGCTGGATGCATACAACGCATATAAAGATCATAAGCTGCAAACTGTTCTCTTAGATCGATATAATCTTGCTTTTGTTTTTTGATATCTTCTACTTTTTGTTCCAGTGAACCAACTAAACGATGATAAGAAAGTATTTTTGATTTACAATATTGTAATTCAGAATTTTTAGCGTCAATGAGTCGCATAATTGTATTTTTTTGTTTATTCAGTGATTCTAGGTTTTCTATTGCTTCTTTGTTTTCCTCATATGAGTTTTCTTTATCTTTAAGTTGTTGTAATTCATTTCCTATTCTTTGAATCGAAACATTTGTTTTTACTATTTGTAATTCCATTCTTGTAATTTCATTTTCATTTGTTTCTTTTTTATTCTTAACAGAATTATATTTTAAGATTAAATCATCTACATTATCCGGTTCAAGTTTGGAAATTTCATTATTTATTTTTTCGTTATCTTTCTTATATTCTGGTAAATTAGCGCGAGCAACAATAGCGTCTTTAATAAACTTACAAGTTGGATATGTATCTCCACAAGGAATATTATCTAATAAACTTTGTTTTTTTTCAATTTGTTTAATCTCACTTAATAAATGAGAAAGATTAGATTGTAAATTTACTATCTTTTGTTTTTTAATATTTAGGTCATCGATATCAAAAGTAGATAAGAACTTTTCCATTTTAATCATTAGTTCTTTTTTATTTTTGATTATTTCTTTTGACTCACTTAAACTTTTTTGTAAAGTTACTAATTCAATAGTTTTATTTCTTATATCTTGTTTTATCTTAACAATATCTATGATTTCTGCTGGTATTGACGAAATCATTTGTTCAATAACCATTTTATCATTTTTTAGATTATCTATTTCTTCTTGCTGAATAGAACATTTAGTTTCCATAGAAACTAATTCTTTTTCTGTTATTTGAAGTTGTCCTTCTGATTCTTGTATATCAGAATCGAATTCTATATTTTCTATTCTGCGTAAAGCACCCTTCATATCGTATGCG